AAATATAATTAAAGAATTAGTTGAGGGTTTGAATTTAACAGACTCAAAGACATTAACAATTGATAAAATTTTGTCTGAGATAACAAATTTGAGTGATGATGTAGAAGCTTTGAAAATGAGGTTCTTAAATTTATTTGAGTCATTAAGTTTAGATGATGGAAGTAGTTTTAATTTTATTAAAGTGTTAACTGAGGATTTCAACTTTGATGATTTCTTCTTGAATATTGTATTTAATAGTTTTAGAGTTGCATCGGCCAGAGCGGACATACAAGCCATTATAACAGAAGAAGGGATAGAAGCGACACTTATCCGTCAAACAGAAACAAAAGACACCACAGGGGCTGTGACAGCCGTTTCAGAGGCATCCTACGCGATATACATATCAATACAGGATATTTTAAGAGAAGATAGACAATTGAGAGATATGGGCTCGGCATTTCCAGGAGAAGCAAGGATTTTTTTATTCCATGAGTACCCGGATTCAATCACAGGAAACGGAGCGGTAAGCGCCCAAGTAGGAGATGTTATAAAAGATGATGAAGATGAATATTGGAGGATTGAGATAATCAATGGAGAAAGAGAAATGGAAGGATCAGAAATATTCAAAAGTGCAATAATTAAAAGGGTGGATTTAGACTAATGAGCTACGAAACAATGAGAGATGACTTCCAGGACATAATCAAGACACATGGAATGCAAGGAAGTTTAATTCATGAAACAGAAGCAATTGGAAGCATGGGTGACACAAAAATAATTGGTCAATCGGGTTATACGATATTTTTTATTATGCAGGGGATTACAAAAAAGGATCGGCAAATTCATGAGATGGGTTTGGCAATTACTGGAAACGTGAAAGGATTTTTTTATAATGAATACCCAGAGTCAATTACAGGACACGGGACCTTGATAGTTCAGGCCGGAGATATGATACTGGATAAAAATAATAATTGGTGGAGAATCGAACAAATTGTAGGTAGAAGGAAAGCAAAATCAAAAGAGATATTTAGAACGGCAATATTAAAAAAGATAGGCTTGACATAATAAAATGAAAATTAATTTTAGTATTCAAAGTAAAGTAGATAAGAAATTGGCGATCGACCAATTAAGGAAGATTTTATTCAAATCAATGTTAAAAATGCAAGAGTTGGCTGTTATTAATTGCCCGGTAGATAAGGGAAGATTGCGGAATGCAATAAAGATAAATCCAACAACTATTGGATTTAATAGTTATCTACTTTATGATAATGTAGAATATGCACCAGATGTTGAGTTCGGGACAAGTCCTCATATCATCAGACCAAATGATAAAAAATCTTTAAAATTTAAATCAGGTGGAAAAATAATTTTTGCTAAAAAAGTAATGCATCCAGGAACAAGAGCACAGCCATTTTTTAGGCCTGCATTTGATCAAGTAAAAGGAATTTGGGTTGCAAGATATTTTAATCAAGTTATGAAAAAAGGCAAATAGATTTAAATAATTAAGAAGATTTTAACTATTGTGTAATCGCTATGGATTCGGTTCGCGACTGAAAAAATAGGATTCGATTTTTAATCCCTTACACATAACATGATCCCATGTGATCTACGGGTCGCATGATGATGATTCCCAAGAGGGAGGACAAAAACCAAAGATGGTATTCATAAGCCCAAAAAATGTAATAGTAGATTTTCTTAGAAAGAGATTAACAGACCCTCGTAGTAGAGCAGAAACTTCACAAACTGAAGAATTTGATGGAGGAAGTACAGATTTTCAATTGACACCAACAGCAGGAACAATGTCCTGCATTACTTCTGTGACAGTTGGAGGAACTGCCCAAGTAAAATATAAACATTATTGGATTGATTGGCAAAATCAAAAGGTTATTTTTTATTCAAACACCACAAGTGGAACAGACAATGTTGATATTACTTACAAACGGGGAACTTCAAATTGGATATACCCGGACAAGGCAAAGGTTTCTTTAAGCAAAACAGCATTTCCAAGATTAAATGTGTTGGTAGTAGGCGGAACAGGTGGAAGATTAGGCCAATATAATTCAGACATAGAAAGCGCGATCCATTTTCAAATTGATATCTGGACCAAAGAAAATCAACCTCAAACAATTAGTGGAGTAAAGTATGAAGGAGATAAGCTCGCTGAATATTTTGCACATCAAGTGATGGCAGCTTTTAGATCATACGAAAATGACTTGCACCCAGAATTATATAATTACACTCCAATAGGTATACCAAGAGATATGGGATTCAGTACAGAGTTGGAATGTTTTCATTCGATAGTAGAAGTAGAACTAAAAGGCATTAACGTGTCGGAGAGCAATTAAATCATGGAGGTTAAAAAATAATGACAGAATATATGATTGGAAAAAGAGAACAAATCGCAATGTGTGAAGAAGATACATGGGCAACTTTGGGAACAAGTACGATGAGTGCCGATGGTTATATTGTAGGAAAGAATACAAAGATAACTCCAGACTTTTCAAAGAATTGGCAAGAGATCCTAAATGCAGGAGCTGATAGTAGAGATATTGATTCAATGGAGAAAGGGCCAGAAACTTATAAGTTTAGTTTAGAGTTTGCACCAGTAAATTGGAAGTTTTTGAGATATTGTGCGCATGGAACTGTATCGAATACAAGTACAGCACCAACAGTACATACTTTCACAGCAACAGATGTTGTAAAATCTTTCACACTAGAATGGGCAAAACGAGGATCTACAGACCACGTGATCACTTTGACAGGATGTATAATTACAAATTTAACAATAAACTTCGCGAGCGGAACAGGACCAACTGAAGGATTAGTAACTGTGACAGCAGAATGTTTGGCTAAATCGGCAAGTGCCGGAACAAGTATAACAACAATCTCAGCTGAAACAACTGACGCATTTCAATTCAGAATGGCTAAGTTAACTTATGCAGGAAGTGAAGTAACAGAGGTTAATTCAGGAGAATTGACAATTGACAATGGAATCGATGAACAAGATTCAAGATATTGTAATTCAACTTTAGATCAATCGATTGGAGAACCAATTCCAAAAGTAAGAAGATACACTTGCAGATTTAACATAAATCAAGCAAATGATACGTACTACGATGATTGGAATGACCAGGTAGTTGTACCAAGTACAAACACTTTGGCTTTAACTCGAGGAACAGGTCCAGCAGATGACATAACATTCACATTCACAGATTTATACTTACAACAAGCAACGAGTCCGACCAATTTGGACGGGATAACAAACGTTGACTTAGTAGGAACAATTAAATCAGTCGCCATAGTTGCAAACGATGCACTAACAGACTATTAAGTGGAGGTAAAACATGGAATTTGAAGAAGATTTTGTAAACGAGGAAGTCGTAGAGTTTGAGATAGAAGGAAGAAAGTTTAAATACAAACCAACAACAGCCGGAGATGAAAACGCTTGGATTAATGAGTACATCGAAGTTGTAGATAGTAAACCAGTTCAGAACTTAGCAAAGTTGAATGAATGTAAAATAAGAAACTTAGTTGAAGTACCCTATGATCAAGAAACGATTCAGAAAATAACTGGGATAAATAAAGTTTGGAAAGATTTAAACGATAAAGACAAATGGAAACTACTCTCAAAATTGAAACCAGGAACTTTCGATAAGATAATTATCAAAATTAATGGAATAGATAACTCGAACATTGATGTAAAAAAAAACTGATTTTTAAGATCCAAATAGCAAGCAAACAGGGATTCCAAATCGAGGGAAAAGCTGAAATGTTGCTATGGCTTAAACATAAGTTTTGGGAAAAAGGCATCGGGCCAGAAGAGTTCAAGAAATGTCAAATAAGGGACATCCAAGATATAATGGACATGGACGAAGCAATCAATAACAAAAGAATCCGAGAAGGAGAGATTGAAGATACAATCGCAAAAATGAAAAGATAAAATGGTAGAAATAGGAAATTTAGAAATAGGAGGATCCATTCAAACTGCAGAGATCGAAAGAGGGATGAAGAGGATTGACAGTGGACTTAAAGGTATTGCTAGTTCAGGAAAGGCAGTGGGCGCAGACTTTGAAAGAATCGCAGTAAAAGGAAAAAGGATGGCCAAGATATTCGGAACGATGGCGATTGCAGGAACTGCGGCATTAACTGGATGGGTAAAAGGTACTCCGGCAGTTGCAGGCTCAATGGCTAAAATTAATCTATCATTATTAAAATTAAAGATGTCTGCAGGAGAAGCATTGGCTCCAGTTTTTGAGAAGGCAGCAAACGGCTTAAACAAATTATCAAATTGGGCGAATGAACATCCTGATTTATTCGGAGGAATTGTGACAGGAATAACTACACTGGGAATTGCTGCAGCTGCGATAAAAGTAGGTGGCTGGATTTATAATATATTTAATGGATTCTGGGGAGTGTTAAAAAAGATAGCCGGATTTGTACTTCCAAAAATGCCAACTAGCACAGCAACAGGCGCGAGCGCAGGAGCAGGCGCGGCAACAGGCGCAGGTTTAACAGCCGGAGTTGTTGGAGGTTTAAGTGTTGCAGGAAGTGCTGCGGCATTAATGATCGGACCTTTGATAAATACCTATGTTAAAGATGAAAACGGAATGGGATTCCTAGATAGACAAGTTCGAGATAATAATAATTATCAATTCCAACAACAAATTAACGGTTGGTCAAGAAACGGAGGGGAGCTTGAAACTCATTACTTTATATAATGACAATGAAAATAGAGAATTATAGCGGGACAGCAGATAAATTTGATTTCCCAAATAACCCAAATACATTCGACGACGAGATAGTACCAAATTATACGGTCACAAATGTAGACTATCAAAGATTTCATTATTTTGTAAGTGGTGGAGGAATTTCTCCAAAGATGATAATATTGACAGGGCACTTTTTTGGTACGAGCAAGAACACAAACTATCTAGCATTAAGTAAACACTTCTCTGAATCTCAAAAATTAAAAAAACTTTATTGGGAAAGTGATAAATTTTATTTAGGAGTTGGTAATCAAATTAAGAAAACACATCAAGGAGGAAAGACAAATTTTATTGATTACGTGGCTAATTTTCAAACAATTATAGGAATCTTATTCTCAAACACTCAAAAGACCCATACAAACGGAGGAGATCATGAAACGAATGAAGGAAACGTGACAACTTTTATTGAAGAGATAGCGGGAGATGTTACAAGTGGAGCAGCTGATATAGTGATCAGTGATGGTTTAGGTAATGAATTGACAATACCCGCAAGTGCTTTGACCACAGGGCAAGCGATCGTGATTAAGTTTGTAGAGATGGTAGACTCTGGAGATGGGATCTATGTGTCGGAATATAACTATACAACAATCGCGGGAACACAAACAAGCGCAGTTCAGACAACCGATGGAATGGGTTTATTGCAATTAGCGAGTGGATTGACAACCTCGACGCTTTCTGTATCAAACCTGGATGCTGGTTGGACAGCTAAATTCAGGGATGGCTGGATTGCATGAGCCAGTACATAGTAAAGGTTGAAAATACCAGTGGGGTTGCAGGAACAATAATCTCAGACAGAGCATTCTCTTATACCGATAATTTAAATTCTTTAAATGAAGGTCAGTTGAGAATTACTGGTACAGGAGAAACCAAAAGGGGATTATTTGAGATCGGTTCAAAGGTTTATTTTTATAGGAATGGTACTCTAGAATTTACTGGATTAATTAATTCACTTTCATATTTAGATGCCGGAGGAATTTCAGCAAATTTGAAAGGATATGAAGTCTGGCTAGGAAAAGAAAACGGAGATTATGCAAACTCACCCTGGAACTCAACTGCAAGCGCAACAATCGCAACAGCGATAATAGGAGAAAGTTC